AGAGTGTTGTACTGAGGGCATTATTTCTCCAAAAGAAAAGAGAGGAATCCCGCTACGCAGGAAACCCCTCTTACGCTATCAAACGTATTCTACGACAATGGTAGCTGTACCAGCAGTGAATGTACCAGCAACAGTGACATACACGTCAGTGGCAGCAGCATACGCTTTAGGAGGCAATTGGCCTTCTGTAGAAGTATATGCATACGCACCTTGAGCTTGAATAGCAGCATTTGCGGTAAGGTTAGCAGTAGCAGCTTGTGTAGCTGTAATCCAGCCATCAGCATCACTTGCATCACCAAACGTCAAAGAAGTTCCACCTACCCAAGCAGTACCAACTTTTAGGTATACGTTCTTGATAATAGAGCCAGCAGGAATGCTAACTTTAGCACCACTTGCACCAGAAGTACTCTGATAAGTGATGTTCAGTTGGGCACTCTTGTCGTTGCCATCAACTTCGTTGACACCAGCGTCATTACGCTCAGGGAAATTATTACCAAAACCGACAACCAAACCATCGGAGTTAGTCCATGTAGAAGCACGAGTCATTTTATAGTCCTTTCAATATCAGATTGTGTTCTTGGTGATAACAGATACCAAGCACTCAGGACGATAGAGTTTCAAACCAAAACGTGCGTTCATAACGTATTCGTCACGACGCAAATCTTTGTTACGCTCATATTCTACACGAGGCATTTGGCGATAAGCACCAACAAACGGAGTCAAGTCACCACCAACAGACATGAACATGTTCACGGTTGGAGTAGCAGGTACGGTAACACCACCCAAAGTAGATGATGCAGCTTCTGTAGCAGCAGGTAAGAAGTTAGATACGTACACATCAAAACCGAAGATGTTACGGATAAAACGCATACCAGTTACTTCATTAACAAAACCACCTTGAACAATACCTTCAAAAGCAGGGTTGTTAGTAAATGCTTGAGCACCTACCAAAGTGTTAAACACATACTCTTGAGATGGGTCAATGATCGCTACACGAGCACCGCCAGCTTGTGCCTTGTCCAAAGCATATTTAGCTTTAGCAAAGTCAGCAAGAGCCAACACAGTGTTAGTAGAACCAGAAGCTACAAAGCGATGATCTGCACCATTGATGGCGTTAGCATTACCTGAAGTTTGTTGGTTAGCCAAAGAGAAAACAGACGATTCCAAGTTTTCATCCAAAGCACGGCGCATTTTGGTAGGGAACATACCAATGAGTTGTTGAGCGTAGTAGCTGTCTTGCTTTGCCTTATCAGTGATATAGGTAGCGGATTCAACGTAACGATCAATTGTAAAAGTGAACTCACCAGTATCCATTGCATCATACACAACGGGTGTGTTTTCAGCAGTTTCACGCATTGGCAATTCACCGATTGAGGGAATGGTAAATTGATTACCATCAGGGAAACCATTGAGCATACGAACATATTTCGTACCCATCAATTGTTCTTGTAAAATATCTTTTAATTCAGCAGACCACAGTTCTGTACGAACTAGATGCTCATTAACCTTTGCATAATCTACACCAGCCATTTAATTCTCCTTTAAGTCCCAAAATATAGGGATGGGTTTTTAGTAACAGTTTGTTGTAACTTATACTGGAAGTCTTGTGACCAATATGTCGAAGGGCTTTCTTTACGGACTTTAGCAGCCCATTCTTTTGACCCTTCAATATTACTTCGATCACCACCAGTAGAAGGTACTGAAGTTGTATTCATAGAACCTGTATCCATTGCATTAGCATAGTTTGGGGAAACTCCACTAAACATAGATGCAAACTCTTGTGGGTCGTTGGCGGCTAGTTCCATAAGAATACGTGTTTTATCTGGGTTATTTGCACGTTGTTTAAATACTTCTTCTGCTTTACTTCCAAACTTATCTTTCATAAGTTTATCTGCTAACATCAGATTAGTTTCTTTTGTCTTAGCTACTTCTCGTCCCGTCAACGTCTTCTCTACAAGCTGTTGCACATCTTCAGGGGTATAACCCTGAACAGGAGGATTGTCGTTCTCTGATGCATTGCTTTGTTTTGACATACGTTCCAACACCTCATCAATAGTCTTGGCTGCAACTGTCTGCTCTCGCAATTTACGATTTTCTTCTTTCAAAGTATCAATAAACTGATCGGCATTAGCGTAGGCTTTGGCTAAATCTTCTGGTGTCTTATACTTTTGATTTTCACCGACCAGTGCGGTAAAAAGTTGCCCATCAGTTGTCACTGCTGGCATTGTGGTGGCTTGGTTGTCTCCGTTACCACCAAAGATTGTTGCATCGGTCATGCGGTTTGCTCCTAAAAGTTAACTGCCTAAGTGTGCAGTTGTTGAAAAATGTTACCCTACTTAGCTGAATCAGGTAGTAAGGATAGTACGTGTTCAATCATTTTAGACTGCCCTAAGTTAAAACTTAACTTAGCATAGTGGTTAGGACAGTCAAAGTCATCTTTCTTAATGTTATGTAGTTCTGTATTCATATCATTTAATGTCTTATATAATACTTCAAATACATAACTACTGTTATTCCATGTCTTAGTAAATTCTTCTATACTACTATCTTTAGGTCTATTGTTAAGTAATGTCTTATTCATATTACATCATTTCTGGAGGAATGTCAACCCCCTCTGGGTTGATGGTTGCTTCTGTCTGTACATCTTCTGAGATTTGATTGATAAGTCGTTGTGTTTCAGCTTGTTCAAACACCATTGCATTGTCTTTCACAATCTTGTAGTTCTGCCAGCCTAAGTTCTCCTCTAAAGCCTTAGCAATAGCCTTTCCTGACATGTGTGCAGCTACTCCGGGAATAGCTTGTACAGCAGAAATAGTTTGTGCCAACTCTTGTACGAATCTAGCTTGATCTGCAAAGTGACGTGCGCCTACAGGGTAAATCTTACCTTCTGCCATTAAGTCATCTTTAGTAACTTCAACATAGGATTCAGTATTATATTCTTCATCAATAGAACGAATACGTTCCACACCCTCAAAGTTACGTACAGATTCTGCTAACATACCATTCAAAAGAGGTTCTAGAATATTACGTTCAAACCAACTAACTTTACTTTGAAAGATACGACCAGCAGCATTCTCTAAACTCTGCACTTCATATTTAGTTTTCTCACCGGGAGTACGAATACCCATTGCTTGCTTAGGTGCTCCAGCAAGTTCCTCCATGCGATTCATAAGTTCATTAATTTGCAAGTCTGCTTGAAGTGCTGTAGCATCAGGACGGATAAAATCTACTTTACCCTCATCTCCAACAAATACAGTTGCTCCGGGTTCGTATTGGAATTCTTCTACAGTATTACCATATACTACCATAACAGGGTATGCAATCAAATCAAATACGTCTGCTTTCAAATTCTCTAAGTGGTCAATACGATATTGCATTCCAACCAATTGATCTAGAGGCCCTTGTGCCCACAGATTATCTGTACGCAATCTCCAGCCACAATGGTGCATTGGTTTGTTACCTGTCCACAAAGGATTAGGTTGTTTACGCAATACCCATTTACGATCAATAATAGTTACCAACTGGTTACGGAGTAACTGTTTAGTATCTGGGTCATATATGTCTCCCCAGAATTCTAGCAGTTCAACCATATCACTTTCTAGATATTCATCAGCACTACCAAACCCGTCAATAGCCATATTAATTTCCTTCTTAAACTCAGGGTCATCCCTATAGTTTTGACGGAAAGACATAGCCTTATCAACCACTGCTTTATTATAATTTAAATTAGGTTTAGTTTCAATATCAGATAATAGATCACCAATAGATTTTAACATCCTACGCACTACTGGAGTTTTAGTAAATGTCTCTGCTAAAGGATTAAAAACAATATCATTAGGATTAATACGATAGGCTTTGGGGCCAATATATCGTTTAACTACATTACCTGTCTCATCACTAATTACATCTCGTACATAATCATAGGTAACAATTACATTACCAAAGTCAATATAGTCATATATTAATTGAGATACTAAAAGTTGGAAATCAGAGGCTTTAAGTTTCTGTTTTAAATAGTTTACAATGGCTTGTCGTTTAGCAGCTAAATCCTTGTTTTGATCTGTAGATTCAAAGAAAAACCAGTTCTCAGAAGGAAATAATGCAGCCATATAATTAGCATGTAAATTGTCTCTAATCTGAGTAAGTTTAGGAGTTACTGTAGAGTTTTTCCACGGTAGTTTACTATTAGATGTAGTACGTGTATCAGTGGCAAAAAGATAATTACGTAACTCTTGTTGGTTAGATTTCCACACACTACGCCCACTATCCCAACGCATCCACATATCAGTAATTTTATTAGCTAGTGAGTCGTCTTTATAACTAACTTGAATATTATCATTCATTATTTATTTCCTTATTAGTAACTTACGCCACCATATTTTGAGTTAAAAGCAATTACATTTGTGCGTTTTCCCCATGTTCTATTAGAAACAGGGGATTTACAAATCTCTACACAGGACGCTAACGCATCTTTAATGTCGTCATGTTCTGGATTATTCATCATTAGTTCTTCTTCTAGTGTTTGGCAGTTACCACCCTTGTAATGTAATATCTGATTATTAGTATAACGAGGTTCTAATATAGCTGCAATACGTTCTAGTTTACTCATATTACGTGGTGGATTATATTCGTCAATTGTAAAGACAATATTTTGACTACGCATATAATCTTTAAACTGTCCTACAATAAGTCTTTGTGCTGCAACTACTTCACAGCGCATCTTTTTAAACTTCCACTTACGAAATACTAACTCTGCTTTATCGTACATAACACTAATCTTATTAGTTTTAAATCTATCAATATCTAGTACATAATAATTATTATCTTCGTCAATACCAACTACTATAATAACAGTATAATCAGATGTAGCACTTATAGAATAAGCAAAGTCCATACTGGCGTAAATGTGTAATAGTTTATCTCCAAAATACCATGCTCCGCTAAAGTTCTCAATTTTACTACGATCATAATAATTAAACCTGCTACGGTCAATAAGTTGAGTTTCGACAGCATTAGGATTATTATAATATTGAGCGTAAAACTGAGTAATATCTAAATACTTAGCTTTTTTACGTGCAAGTTCTCGTGCATCAAAACCAAATGTTTTACCATCAGTTCTACGTTGTTTAGGCCAAAGAAACTCACCATTAGTTTCTACAGTGCGTTCAAACACTTCATATACTTCATTTTCAATTTCTTCGTCAGTAACTTCATCAAGGTATGATTCCGTCATTTCCATCATATCTTTGTACAAGTCACCGGGATGGTATCTAGTACCAACAGCCCACTCTCGTGCGCCAGTAGATTCAATAGAAGATAGTTGTGAGTAGAACGATCTAACTTGATCTCTACCTAGTTGTGTATAAGCATTATCAGGAACAACTACGTCATCTAGTACGGCAATAGTACAATGCAGTCCAGTAACGTTAGCGGTAATACCTGCTGCTTTAATTGTAGCATCACGTACTCCTTCTGCCTTACGACTAGGGTGATCTACTGAAATCTCATCAGCAGCCCAACGTTCTCGTTTACCTTCCATTTCATTGACCATCTCAGGCCAATAAAATCTATAAATGTCAGATAGAAAAATATCCTTAACTGCTTTAAGTTGCTTCTCTGCTAAGTTAGCTGTAGCAGACACATATAGCACTGTGGTTTCAGGGTGCTTAGTAACCCACCAAGCAACCCTATATGCGATCATAGCACTCTTTTGATGGTCACGTGGCAGCAACACTAATTGATTGTCCTTAGCATCTTCTCTACTCCACCAACTACATAGTTCCTCATGCACTGTGCCTAGTACACGATGCGGAGCTACAAGTTTAATAAACGTCAACAAGTCAGCTTCTGCTGCTTGTTTAACAAGTTCTTTTTCAGTTACCATTTAACTTTGTTTCCGATTGCTTTACACATCTCAATAAAGTAATCTTGCGAGTATTGTTGTTTAGCCATATTTACATCTTTGTGTAACAGTTGTACATTACCTTTAATGTACCCTTCACTAGAATCAATACGATCAATTGACACAGTAGCTGTTAATCCTTTTTCAGACCATGTTATAGGCCAGTTAGTTAATGCACATAAACCATTTTGTTGTTCAAATAAATCAATAATATCTTGTGGTTCTAAATCCCAAAACAATCCTCTACTAATTCCACCTTTACGTTTTACTTCAAACCAAGTATAGGGCATAAGTCCTAAACGACCTTTAAAATTATTAGTTGAATTAGAACAAGATTTACATTTCCAGTCACCTTTTAACGCAGCTTTAAGATGATCTAATCTACCATACGTTTGTTCAGCATTACATAACCTCCAATTTTTAGTGTATTTTTTTATCATACTACCACTTCACACGATTAGACCAATAAGCAGCACTCATTTTACCTTTAGCAATGTTCTTAGCATGACGTGCTTTAAAGGATGCTTGACGTGCTGTAGGTTCTTTATCTCCTGTTACGCCTTGTTGTCCAAATCTAATAGTTTTAACAGTGTCACCTTCTTTGGCAACAACTACATGACTTTTAGTAGCATGACTAGGAGTACGTTTAGGCTTATTAAAACCAGATACACCAGCACGTTCTAAACGACTATCTTTAGGCATTATTTCATCTTTCCTGTTTTAGTACGTGCAAAGCTACGATTGGCACTCTTACTAGTAACACGTAAATTACTACGTGCTGTACCACCACCTTTACTCAACGGATTCTTATGGTCAACATCTTTACCGTCACCTTTAGACACCTTACCTTCATCCACCATATCTCTACGTGCTTTATTACGTTTAGCTCTATCTTTAACTACAGATGGTTTGCCATCATACGCCTGTTGTTTCTTGTAGTCTCTTTTTCCTGCGGTCATGTACGGCATTATTTCTTTCCTCCCATTACAATACCAAGTCTAGCCATATCCCCTGCAATACGTCCTGTGGGTTGTGCAACAACCTCTTTAGCCTCTTTAGGGCGACCGGGTAAGCGTTTGCCTTCATCTTCTTTGTAACCCTTCTCAGCAAGCCACTTAGCTGCTGCTGTACCACCGGGTTGTTTGGCATGTTGCTTCATCTGCATAATTGCTTCAGATCGAAGTTTAACTGCTAGTTCTGCTTGCCACTTATCTACGTGTGGTTTAATCAAAACATGGTTACGTACTTCTAACCAGTGTTCCCAATCACCTAACAACTCCATAGCAACAGCATATTCAGACGGGTCACGGCAGTCCAAGAATAGTTCTTTAACTTCTTGTAATGTAAATACAGGTTTAAACTTTACGTCACAACGTGCAAACTCTTTGAATAATCCTAAGATTACTCGTTTACTACTACCATCTAAAAATTTAGTTCTATCAGTCATTAGTGTTGGTCACAGTCATTTTACGTACCATACCTCTAGGAATTTGTGTACGACAACCAACAGTGCCACCCTCAATGTATGCAGAGGTTAACACAATGCCTTCAGGCCCATCGTACAACAAGTAACCAATTTGGTTTACTAGTACAGGTGTATATTTAAAATCTTCATCCTCATGTGTAGCCCACGGAGCTTCGTCAATGTCGGCTGCATCTTCCCACTCAACGTATGCCATTTTCATTTTTTAGCCTTGTTCTTAGCTGTGCGACTACCACGCTTAGGCATTTCTTTTTTTGCTTTAGACATAGCAATTGCGACAGCTTGTTTCTGTGGCATTCCTTCATTCACCATTTTACTGATGTTTTTACTAATAGACTTCTGTGATTTTTCTTTAGAGAGTGCCATATTACTTATGTAAACCTTTCATATAAATAGTTTTGCCATCTTGTTTAACGGCTGTTAAAACTTCACATTTTAAGTTATTTGCATCGTAACTTACGTGAACCCATCCTGAATCAGAAATACCTTGCGTATAGAATTCTAAAATAACTTGTGTAAACTTATATGTATCCACAATGTGTTGTGCTAAATCAAAGTTAGCTACACCACTAATTTCAATGTCAGCCGCCATACCTTTACAGTGATCTGACGTTTTAGAACCACCTACAGAAGTATTAACTTCAATAGACCTATAACCACTATTAATAGTGATTACTTTATTATAATGGTTTCTAATAGGTTGTACTACATTGTCTACAAGTTTTTGTAAGTTTGCAACTACGTCGGGTGTTGGAGTATTATCTAGTCCTTTACGAGTAGCAGTATCACTTTTGATAAATTCTTTTAAAGAAAAGTTAATAGATAGTTGTGTCATATTACTTCTTAGCTCTCATTTCCATAATCTTTTCTAAAGTACGACCACCAAAGTAAGCCGACATAACTAACATACCCCACTGCCCAAGCAATTCAACATAAGAAGCCTGTGCGTTGTAGCCAAAGGCACTCATCATGGCAAATACAAAGTAACCTACAAAGATTGCTACTAAAGCCATAGGGCGAATGTTCTTTGATAGCCAACTATCGGATGACATATCTGCATCCCATCGTTCAGATACTCCAGCTTGCTCAGTCTTATAAAGGTCAGTCTCGTTAGCCATCTTTGCCAGTTCACCGCTTTGGGCAAGTGTGGCAAGTTCCAATTGGGCTTTGGCCTTGGCTTCGGGGTCGGGTATGAGTTTGTTTATTAGTTGAGTACCAAAACCAATAATTTCTTTAAGTGGAAGCATCAGAATTTTCCTTTCATTGCAATTACACCCCAAGCCACCAACGTAAATATGGCTGCTGCTACTAATATACATAACGCCGCTATAATAACCTCGTCTATCTCTTTCTTTCTATTAGCTGCTGCTTTAGCATCTAATATTTCCTGTGTCTTACGTCTTTGTACAATGCTGTTACGCTCTAGCACTATCTGCGTCCATAACGCACTCTGTCCCTGATTAATAAAGTGCCACTTTAATTCTTCTTCTGCTTTATTTAACTCATGCAGTTGCATTACAGTTGACATTGCCTGACTAGTGTCAGAACTATACTTCTTCTTGGGGTCTTTAATAGCCTCCTTAGCTACTGCATCCTTAGCATCAAAGAACTTCATAACGTCATGCGTTATGCCCTGTACATCCTTACCCATCTTAATAGCAGCTTGAATACCTTTAATAGCCCCTTGAGCTATAGCAAACGCACTAATTGGGTCGATCATTCTTAGTCTCCAACACCCACCTGCAAACTCTACCATCCTTATCTAAAAACTCATTAGCTCCATACTTCTCACTAGGCAACACTACCCTACATACTAATACAATCTTTGTTTCAGTATTATTCCAAGGTGTATATGCTGATGCGAGTAGTTCAATCACTTGAATCCGTGGCTCTTTAAAAAGTCAATTAAGATGTATGCTAGTGCAGCTAAAGCAGTCCATACTAAGCCACCTAGTGTTTTCTCAATAATTGCTTGACGTAGTTTTATAGATTGTTCTTGCCTATGGATAGCCAACTTAACCCAACGTACCTCATCATCAGACAAGTTAGACGATGCTTTAAATGCTTCTGCAATATCGGCAATTAATTGAGTACGTTCATCTTGGTTCATGGTTAGTTGCTTTCAGGCCATGCAGCCGTTACAGCCATTAGAGCAGGTACATCAGAGGCAGCAGCAATAGCAGCCAGCAGCCTGTCGCATTCGGTAAGCACAGCGGCACGGTAGGTCACTGTTGCGGCAGGGATAGCCACATCACGCTCTGCCTTGCGGATAACCATCCAATCTGTTGCTGACAGCAATTGGTTTGCTGTGACCTTTGTCTGCGCTAGGTGGTTGCTTTTCAAACCTTTGGTCACTAGGCGTTCTGTTGAATTAACCATTGCTGGTTTACCGTCAACAACACCAAGAACCTTGACATACATTGGGTTGCCTTCTTGGTCAACTTCCTCACGGTCATTCAACAGCTTTGGATTGTTATGTCCCCAAAAATATCTGTCGTCATATCGAGGCTCGTCCTCGACCTCTGTAATGCCAATGGCAGCACGTTCCTCTTGGCTTGCAAGGCGCAGCCAGTTAGAAGGATATTGCGTGTCGTTGTAGGTAAAAGGGCTGTCAATGCCCAATGGTGTTCCGTTTAGTAAAAACATAATGTTCCTTTGTATCAGCGTGAATTTGCAAACTTAAATGGGTTTTCTGCAAAACAAGCGTAAATATGTGTTGAGCCAGAAGCGTTTAATGGAGATGCGTTATAACGCACCTTAAAGCCGTTAGACAATATATCTATCCCTACGCTAGAAACTTCTGCGTTTGATAAGTTTGGGTACAGTTGGTTTCCAGCAAGGTTGCTAGTGTCCCTAGATGTATCGTACACATACCAATTAACTGCATCGCTTGATGACTTTATTAAAACAAACCGAGGACGGAAGTTTGTGTACACAAAAGGCCCCTCAGCACTTCCATTGCCTGTGTATTTACCAAAGGCTGAATACCCTGCTACTGGGGCGAAGCAGTAGGCTACCATCGTGTCAGTATTATTTGAACCACCGTCTGCCGCAACAGAAAATACTGTGGACGTAGGCGTTGTGTTATTCCACACGCTTGAAGCAGCCGCAGATGCGCTAGTTAGGTTAAGCGACATATAGTTTGTTGCACCAATTGAAACATGGTACACACGCCAGTTATATCCAGCCTGAGCGCGATTTTTTGTAATAATCATTTGTGGCGCAACACCCAGTCCATGCCCAATTGTTGCAGCAGCAAGCGTCCCTGTATAAGTCAACACGCTAAACCCTGCCGTAGTGTTAGCCGACACTGACGAGGTTATTGAGCCAGCAGTGTTAGAGACAGCAGTGCCTCCTGCTTTCCATTGCCATGCGGCTATTGCCGAACTTGTGCTGTTTGAACCATTACCCGTACCGAGGCTGAACCCGTTGCTGTTGAATGCAGTAAGTTGATTCACGTCTGTGACCTCTGCCGCAGTCAGATTGGAGAACAGTTCTTTTCCAGCGCCCCGCACCGAGTCAAACAGGTAGTGATCGTTGGCTACGCTGCGGTCTTTAATCCAAACAAAGTCAGGTTGCATTGATACGCCGTTGACTTCGTTGCTAATACTTCTCGCTGTGGCATTACCCGTGTACAGCGTAGCCGCCATTGCCACTCGACCATCAGGAATTGCGTATGTTGTTGGCATATATCTCCTTATAGGTTGAAAGTGTTGAGGGCTAGGTAGCCTGATGGTAGAGCATTGACAAACGGCTGTTGACCGAAGTTGGCAGACAGCGGCTGATACCCAAATGTGCTTGTGTAGTTGCTGAAGAACGGGAACAAGAATTGACCAGTAGGCCAGTTCGTAATTCCAATGATAGAGCCATTGACCGTGCCGTTGATTACAAACTCAACAGAACCGCCAGCAACGTCCAACTTCACACCAATAGCTGCTGGCTGTGCTGGTCGAGAACCTGTTGGCTGATTTGCCGTGCCATTTGTTGATTTGCCTGTTGCAAATATGTTTGGCGAGTTTCCTCCGTTGCACATTCCAAGGTATGCGTAAGACGCCAAGTCTGTACTCATCACCCCAACAAAGTAGTTGTAGTTGCTACCGCCGTTTGTTGTGAACTCCCAATACCATTTTCCTGATGTAATTTGTTGAGTCGTGTAGACGTAGCTGTTTCCCAAAGAAGCAACATTCAAATTTCCATCGCTTAATGTTGCGGTTGTACTCAGCGGGTTCAATGTGCAATAGTTTGCAACCGTTGAACTTGTCAGCGTAGGCACATCGGTCATGCTGTCATAGGTGCTTACCCTTGTTTGGGATACTACTCAAG